AGTATGACTACTGTAGACGAACTAAAGGCAGCAGCGTTACCAGACGTAGGTATCTAATGAGCCAAGAAGACAACAGGTATTTAACGGAAGCAGACATAGACACTATAGCCGAGAAAGCCGCTGAGAAAGCCTTAGAGAAGGTCTACGCAGACGTTGGTAAGAGTGTTGTAAAGAAGTTTCTGTGGATTAGTGGAGCTGTAGCTATTGGTTTAGCTCTGTGGCTATCTGGCAATGGTGGACTACCAAAGGTATAACAATGGCGGCTAATAAAAAAGACCCACGACTAGCAAGGGCTGGCGTATCAGGTTACAACAAACCTAAACGTACACCTAACCACCCTAAGAAATCACACGTAGTAGTAGCTAAAGAAGGCGATAAGGTTAAAACTATTCGCTATGGCGAGCAGGGTGCTAGTACAGCAGGCAAGCCTAAAGCTGGCGAAAGCGCACGTATGAAAGCTAAACGTAAATCATTTAAAGCACGACATGGTAAGAACATAGCTAAGGGTAAGATGTCAGCAGCTTACTGGGCTAACAAATCTAAATGGTAATCCTTGACATTGCCTTAAAAACATGGTATAATAAATAATGACTTACTTAGAAGTAGTAAACAATATATTAAAACGTTTGAGAGAACGTACTGTATCGACAGTAGAAGAAAGCACCTACTCTTCTTTGATAGGAGTATTAGTTAATGATGCGCTACGTGATGTAGAAAACGCATGGTCTTGGTCTGGTCTACGTACTACTCTTTCGGCTACAACTACAGCAAACGTATTTAACTATGAGCTAAACGGCTCACAAAATAGACTAACAGTACTTGACGTTATTAACGAGAGTGACAACTTCTTTCTTAAAGAGAAAGATGCTCATACTTTTAACAGTTACTTTTTAAACAGCACCCCACAAACAGGTTCACCTTACTACTACTCCTTCAACGGCATTAGCCCAGATGGTGATACTCAGGTCGACTTGTTTCCAATCCCAGATAAAGCGTACACTATTTACTTTAACTGTATCTTACGCTCACCAGAATTATCCTCGGATGCTACTACATTTAGCGTACCTACTAAGCCCATTGAACTACTAGCTTATGCACTAGCTGTAGAAGAGCGTGGTGAAGATGGTGGAGCTAGTCCTGTTAGTGCATTTGCTAGGGCGCAGAACGCACTACAAGACGCAATAGCCTTAGACGCAGCGAAGCATTCAGACGAGACTATTTTCTATGAAAGCTAAGACTATACTAAAAGAAAACTTAGCGCTTACAGCAGCATCACTTGCTGACAGGACGTTATACACAGTGCCACCTAATATTAGGGCTAAGTGGGTACTGGCTTTTGTGTCTAATGGCGCAGGTTCTACAGTTAGTGATGTTCGAGTAAGAATTGAAGGCGATGAAACTATTACTGTTATTGGTTCTAAGTCTTTAGGTGCTGGCGACTATATTGAATTAAAACAAGATGGTGGTTATGTAATGCTAGAAAGTGGTTATAAAATTACAGGCTCTGCTAATGCTACTGGTATATCGTGCATGTTGACCTTTGAAGAAACTCCTTACCTAGTGAGTACAGCATAATGGCAAAACCTTTAGTAACAGCATCACTAGTAGCACCAGCTTTTTTAGGTTTAAATACTCAAGAGAGTAGTGTAGCTAATGACCCAAGATTTGCCTTAGAAGCTAACAACTGCGTGATTGATGAGTTTGGTAGACTAGGTGCTAGGAAAGGTTGGTCTTATCGTACTTCGTCAGGTGGTACTGATGCTAACCTACTAGGTATGCACCCATTCCTAGATATTACTGGTGTAAATACTTTAGTATCATGGAGTGCTGATACTTTTTACACAGGCTTAACTACCTTAACGGAACGTACACCAACTACTACAGACACTATTGCTGCTGGTAACTGGCAAGGCGTTACATTAAATGACAGAGCGTACTTCTTTCAACGTGGCTACAAGCCGTTGTACTACACCAATGAGACTACGCCCAACGAATTTAAGTCCATAGACCAACACGCTGACTATGATGGCACAGCACCACTAGCTAACATTGTCCTGTCTGCTTATGGTCGTTTATGGGCTGCTGACACTACAACTAATAAAACTACAGTATACTTCTCAGACCTCCTAGATGGAGCTAGATGGGGTTCTGGTAGTGCAGGTAGCCTAAACATATCAGGTGTCCTTCCTAAAGGCTCTGACGTGATTACAGGACTTGCTGCACACAATGGTTTCCTATTCATACTGTGCAAAGACAACATTATTATTTTCCAAGACCAAGATAGCTTTCAAGGTAGCTTTGACGTAAACACATTACGCTTAGTGGAAGTAATTAAAGGTGTTGGTTGTATTGCAAGAGATAGTATACAGAACACAGGTACTGACGTAGCTTTCTTATCGGCTACTGGCTTACGTTCTTTAGGCCGTACAATCCAAGAGAAGTCTGCACCTATGAATGACCTGACTAAGAATGTCAGAGATACGTTCATGGACATTGTAAACCGAGAGGCTAGTCTTGATTTAGTTAAGTCTTGCTACTTTCCAGATGAAGCTATCTACTTAATTAGTTTACCTGAAGCACAGACACAGTTTGTCTTTGATACAAGAACCACATTGGAAGATGCTTCCTTACGTTGCACTACATGGAATAACCTAAATCATACAGATTACATTTACGATGCAACTAACAAGGCTATGTACTTAACACAGGTCGATGGTATAGCTGAGTACAAAGGTTATCAGGATAATGGTTCTGGTTATCCTATGTCGTACTATACTAACCATTTTGATTTAGGTGCTGCTAACGTAAATAAAATGTTAAAGAAGGCTTCTGTTACAGCAATAGGTAGTAGTGGTCAAAACTTCTCGTTAAAAGTAGGATACGACTACAACACATCATACTTTAGTACACCATTTACGTTGAAGGAAACTAACGTAGCAGAGTACGGCGTAGCAGAGTACGGAGCTAATGCAGCAACAGTAGCTGAGTATAACTTAGGTGTGTCACTAGACAGGTTAGCAGCTTCAGTGTCTGGCTCTGGTGACATAGTACAAATTGGTATTGAAACACACATAGATGGCGCACAACTAAGCGTCCAAAAACTAGACGTTTACGCTAAACAAGGTAGGATTATTTAATGAGTAACTATACTAAAACCACAGACTTTGCAGCTAAAGATGCACTGGCTACTGGTAACGCTAACAAGATTGTCAAAGGTACAGAGATTGACGATGAGTTTGACAGTATTCAAACTGCTGTAAACTCTAAAGCTGATGTAAACAATACAACATTTACTGGCTCTACAACCATACCAAGTGTTAATTGTAATGGTGGAGCTATTGATGCAACAATTATTGGTGCAGACACAGCAGCAGCCGTAACAGGAACAATCGTAACAGGTAGCACGTCAGTACGCACACCACTTATTGAGTATACAGATGGTGATGATGCCATTGTAATTGCAGATGGTGGTGGTGTAACAGTTGCTAACCTTACTGCAACTACTGCTGATGTTAATGGTGGTACTATTGATAACACAGTAATTGGTGGAACTACTAAGGCTGCTGGTACGTTTACTAACGTAGTAGCTGATGACCTAACTGTAGATGGTACTACACTTACTGTAGACGCAACCAACAATCGAGTAGGCATTGGCACTGCCTCACCAACTCAAGCTATCAGTGTAACAGGTAATGCCACTGTAAGTGGTAGTGTTACAGCAGCTTCCTTTGTTGGTGATGGCTCTGCTATAACAGGTATTACAGTACAGTCAAAAGAACTAGGTGCTATTGGTACTTATGCTTTTTGTGAGTATTTAGGTACTGGTTCATTAGCTGCTGGCTCAACTACTGCTGGTTCTAACTTACGTTACGCTGGTGTTGCTGAAAACCCAAACATATCTGGTGACAGTGCTATTGTTATACAAAATAGTGGTACACCAACAGGCACTTGGCGCATCATGGGCTACTTAAACAAGACATCAGACTACAAAGTCACTAGCATGTTTTTACGAATTTCATAGTGAAAACTGTATCTAAAACAGATAGATTTAATATGAGTTTAGAAGAAGTGGATGGCAAACAATTTATACATTGCACAGTTTATAACTGGAGCAAGACTACAAAGAAACAAATAGCTAAAGAAGTAAATAAATTAATTAATAAATATAAGATTTTATATGTACTTCGTAATGTTGAAAATAACGAAAGACCAAGTGAGAGGTTTTTAGAAATGTACGGTTTTAATTATTATAAAACTATAGAGTGTCTTGACGGTGTAGATAGACCTATATGGATTAAGGAGAGTACGTAATGGGTGGTGCAGTAAAAAGTGTAACAGGCGCGTTAGGCGGTAAAGCCCCTAAAGCAGCAAAGCAAAATCCAAATGCTTTTATGAAGCCTTTTGGTTTTACTAGCCCTTTGTACGATACGCAAATTAGTATTGATAAAGACCAAAGTAATTTTGGTGTAGAGAATACTGGCGACCCTAGATTAGCTGGCATAATGAATACACAGCTAGATGCTGTTGACCCATTGCTACAGCTACAGCTACAAGAGCTACAAAACCGACCTGCTGATTTTAATTATAACTTTGACCCTGCACAGGCTACGCAAAGTTATTTTAATGCAGGCATGGACGTACTAAACCCAGTGTTTGCACAACAACAACAACAGCTACAGAATAACTTATTCGGCTCAGGTCGCATGGGTCTAATGCTAGCTGGTGATGCAGCAGGGGCTGGCACAGGTGGAGGCATGGTTAATCCTGATGCCTTTGGTTTAGCAAGAGGGCAAGGCCAAGCAATGACTGACCTGTACTCTGGGTCTAGGGCTGCTGCCATGCAAGAAGGCAATCAGTTGTTTAATCAAGCCTTATCTGGTTTCCAACAAAACGAACTTAACCGACAAAACTACCTACAGCAATTAGGCGCTGGACAATCTGGCATGTTAAACCAAGCGTTAGGACTAGACCAAAATAGCCGAGACGCTGCACTAGCTGCACTACAGATGGAACAAATCCGTGGTGGCATGGTTGCTGGTACACCTTACGGTGGTGCTACTGCTGGGACTAAAGGGTTACTACAATCTGGCGCAGAGGCGTACTTAGCGGGTGGTGGAACTTTTAGTAATCCGTTTGCAGCCGGTGGCTTTTTTAACTCGTAATAGGTAGGAAAAATAATGGCACAAAATATACCAAGTATGTTACAAACCGCACAGCAGCAATACTCACAGGGTACTGCTACTCCTATTGTTGCCCCCACTGATAGTACGGAAGATAATACTTCTATGGGATTGGCTAAGGCTATGGTTGGCAAGGGCGCAATGGCACAAAAACTAGCTAGAGAACGCACCGCAGAAAATAAAGATAGGTTTCAAACTATGTTTGCTGACAGTGGTGTTGGTTTTCAGGGTTTGTTAAATACTCTTGCAATTGGTTTAGGAGATAAAATAGCTAAGCCAAGTGGTGATGGTGCGGTGGACGCTGAAATGGAAGCTGCAATAGCTGGAGATACTGCACTAACTGCAATACAAGAAGGTATTCTTACAGCTAAGACACCAGAAGACTTTGCTTTCCTAAAACAAGTTGCTGCTACTAACCCAGCAACTTTTAATATGGTTGCTACCATTGACGCTTTGTATGACGGGGCTGTTAATACACAAAATAAACAAAAGGCAAAAGATTTCCTACTTCAAAATCCAAGCGGTGTAAAAGTTGAGCCAGTGACAGATGAAAAAGGATTAGTGATTACTAATAGAATTACTTATGTAGACGAAAATGATGCATTACAAAGTACATTTAATAAGGGTAGCATAGACCAAATCCAAGCACAAATTAATACTCTCCTAGGCAACATGGGCAGTACGAAAAGTGGTGAGACTACTCCTACTACTACATCAACCTTAAAATTTAACGAAATGTAATAGGGTATTTATGGCTACATACAATGTAAAAATGCCCGATGGGACAGTAATAGAAAATGTACCCGAAGGCACTTCAAAAGAAGAACTATTAGAAAAATACACAAAGTATACCAGCACTAAAGAAAGTGACGAGCCAGAGCTTAGTGAAGTGGCTACGGGTTTTGCTGCTGATGTAGCTATTAGTACTGCGGGTAATGTTGCAGGTGCTGCCCTTGCCCCTGCTACTTTAGGTTTGTCTTACCCTATATTATCTTTTGCTTCTGGCGTGGCTGGAAATCTTGCAGCCCAAGAACTAGAAGGAAGAGATAGTTATTCTTGGGGTCGTGCC